ATAAAGATTGTACATATCCATAGGACCTTTTAAAAATCTAAATGCTTCAGCTAACACACCGTGCAATAGCATAGATTCTTGATATTTAGCTATAAAGGTTTGGTTAGTTGAAGTAAATTCTGGTGGATCTTTAATATAATTTATTTGTATTTCCAAAGCAGTGGCAGGTACTGGTGCAACTAAAATATTGAAATCATCCCAGTTTGCGTAATATTTAGGAGTACCTGTAGCTCCAGTGCCGTTAAATTCTGATATATAACTTGTATCTCTTTTTTCTAAAAAAGTTCTATTTCCAGAACCGTCAATAACTTGCACAGATCTTAATATTAAAGCATCAGATGGCATAGCTACATATCTGTTACTTGCTGTAAAATTAGAAGTAGCATATTTTCTTAAATCATCGTAATCAACTTTACCTGCAATATCTAATTCAACACTTCTTATGAAATCTTGAATAATTGCATCAGTTAAAACATTACTATCTACCTCAGTATAGTTTCTTACTTGTGTTAAAAAATTTGAATATGTTATTGCCATTATGTAATACTTACCGTTACCTTTCCTAAAAGTAAATCTGCTTGTCTACTTCTATTTTGTAAAGACGGGTCTTCTGGAATCATACTATGTAAAATTGTAGTTACTCCATCTCTAATTACTTCTACATATTGAGTTTGAAAAGCAAATTGACCTGGTAAAGTTAAATTAGCTATTCCAACCATAGAACCACCTGAACTTACTATTGTATCGTCATTGGGTGCTTGTGGGTTTATAGTAGATATATCAACTGGTTGTTGAAACTTCATATTTCTAGAATTTTGTAAAGCTATTGCATCCGCAGTATTATGTCTTCTACGTATTTGTGGATGTTTCGGTTCAAACTCTGAATAATGAACTAATGAACCATTCCATTCCTTAACCATTTCAGTGTAAGGAAAAGCCATTCCTGATCTATCTGAAATTGCTTGTGATCTTTTACCTGTTGCCCATTTAGCCATAATTATATTCCATTAGGGTAGAAAGATTGAGGTGTAATATATGTTGAAGCTCTTTGACCATCTTCATCTAATGCTCTTTTAAGTTGATCTTCATAAATTAATTTGTTTTGTTGTACAAGTGTTGGCGCGTTCTTCATTGCTAAATAGTAAGCAAGTCCAGCTACCATACAAGGTAAAAATCTAAAAACCACATCTGCATCATTTGAATACGCTCCTGCATCTTCTATTCTTTTAATCACATAGTATTTTAAAACAGTATAAGTATTTAAATTAGGAGCTTGGTATAAATATATCTTAGGAGTATCTTGTCTATCCACGTAGTATTGCGAAGGCTGTCCTACAGCTAATTTATTTGGAAGTGCTGAATAGGCAGATCTGTCTATTTTTGTTAAAGCAACATCTTGTGTATTAGCTGTGTTTGCACCTGCTGCAGTTGTGGATATAAATGCTTCTAATACATCACTTACCCCTGCACTCACTGAGTATTCTGCTTGTCCTGAAACTAAAGAGTTTTCATGTAGAGCTACTTTCCAAAGATGAATTCCTCTGTTTGCCCATTCTGCAAATAATAAATTAAGACTTGTTCTAGCTGATCTAAGACTGTGACCACTAGTTGTGGCCATTCCACATCTTTCATATGCTTCTTGAATAATCTCTTCTATAGAAAGATCAAATGTCGTAGTCCCTGAAGTTGCCATTAATATCCTTTTTACGGTTGTACAATTTCTTGGATTGTACCACTTTTTGACTAAACTTTGAAGACCTTAGGTTTTTTGCGATTAAGTTTGTTTTTGACTTGTATTTTTTTTCTTTTTTCACCTCTAGCACCTCTTAGCTTACCGTTTATTTGTGCAGATATTTGTCCTCTTCCAATTGCCATTATATTAAATCTTTTGCCTTTCCTATTATTGGTTTGTATTTTGTCTTACCTTCAAATTTATACACATGCATAAACTGTCTTCTAGGTTGATAAGGTATCCAACTCGCATGGATCCATCCAGAATTTGGTTCTCCTGGTGTATAAAATTCTAAAAGCAATTGATCTGTTTCACAGTTCATATGCACCCAATCAGCAACTTCAGCGTTGTCGACTCCTATACATTCAAAATCAACCGCCTCAGCTTTTGCATGCTGCGATTTTTCTGAACTACCAATGGCCTGGCAAAGCTCAATAGTACGGAACCCCGATGTAACTTTAACTCTACCAAAATGATCTCTTACTGGTTGCAATACATTTTCACATAATGCTTTTAGTTTTTCTATTTGATCTGAGTTAGGATTATTATCAATACCCAAACGTATAGCTGTATCCGATTTGATTAATTCCTGAAGCGTGAAGTTTTGTGAAAGGTTCATTTTTCGTAATAGTTAATATTTAATACAACTCTTCTTTTTTTATCTGTTTGAATTATTGCTGCATGTTCGGTATTACCGTCCATTATTAATATTTTATTTTCCTTAGGATATATTTTAACATTTTTATTATCTTTAACAATAGTGGGTCCATTAGATTCATGTATATAGTATATTGCTGTTTTAAAATTTTTGTAATCATAATCTGTATGCCAACCTGTTTTTTTTTCATTTTCTTCTCGGAGCATGAGATTAGCTCGCACTTGTATTATTGAAGAATAATTTAACTTATCTAAAATTGGTTGTATTAATTCAAAAGCAGGAGATTGTATCCTGTCATAATTGTAAAAACAAAATGTAAAATAAGGGGGATCATCTTCATTGACACAGCAATTTCTATAAAACCAATGAACTTTCTCATCAAGTAAAAAATTTTTAATATTTTTAAAATCTTGTTGTTCTAAAAAATTATCAATAATTTTGATCACAATTATTCTAATATTAACTTCTTTATAGAAAAAGATCCATCAATATTTTTTTCAAGCTCAACCATAGACTTTATACATTGATACTTTATGTGCGATTTAGCTTCACGTCTAGCTGTACGTGCCCCTTTCAAACAATCAGACATAGACGTTTGAAGACGTGCCTCTTTAATCTCTCCGTGTACAATCATAAGTAATGCTATAGCCAACTCTGTCATTAGTGGGCTCCGTTACCATTTGCTCTTACTTTATCTTTTAAGTTTTCAACATCAACTAAAAGTTTTTCAGTTTGTTTTTGTATAAAAGATATATTTACTTTGTTGTGCATCATATCTTCAATTCTTGTTTCAATCTGCTCTACAGATTTGTAAAGATCCTCCAATAAAAAATGTTGCTCCTGGTCCACGGGGACTTGTTCACTTTTTTTAAGTAAATCATTTTCAAATAATTCTCTTGATGTCTCTAACGATACTAACCTTGAAGTTAGCTCGGTATAAGCGAAGACGCCCATTGCTACGAGCACGATCAGGCTAGCAACCGTTTTCATCGGCATCTGCACAGCCGCCGATTCAGATATGTTGAGTGGTTTATTGGACACCTGGACCTCCACAAAGAGCTAAAACTACCAGCATTACTATAAGTAAACCTGTAAAATAATAGTTCATCCTTTGATACTCCATAATTATCTTGTCCAAAAAATTAATCTTCTTAAAAAATTTTTTATTTTTTTAATCATACTTATTTTTTCTTGCACTGTTTCCCAAACACATTCACAAAAACTACATTCTGCAACTCCTCTATGTCTGTGTCCACAATCCATGCATATTCCATTAACTACATTAATCATTTTTTTTCTCTTCAATTTCGTAAAAGAAATTATCGGTATCTTCAGTTTTCCATTTACCAGTATCTTCTACGTTCCATTCATTCGTTTGCACTTTCCAATCTGGAATGTTATCTTTCACAGTGAAAGAAGGTAAGTCCCATATACATCGATTGTTAGGTTGTGCTGCATAATTACCATCATCTAATGCAATTATGTGAGCGCACTTATGTTCGTGCGGAATTTCCGAATGATCGGTGTCAAGTATATTACTATCTGGATGTCCCCAGTCAACAGTAAATAAATAGTGGCCATGGTGCCATTTTTTATCTTTACCTATATATTTTCCGGATGCGGCTGTTAAAATAGACCAACTAGTAACAGTAGGATAATAACTAAAAGAATTCCAAAGTTCCAGTTCATCAAGTCTCTTGGATGGAACAGACTTGGGTTCATAACCACGTTGAATAAAAGCCGTAATTGGGAGACGATAAAAGATTGCACCATTTTCCATAAGCGCATGCCATAAGATAGCACGACCTCCCATAGAGGTAATACCAAAGATAATACAGTCTTCAACTTCTCCGTGATGTTTTTTACAGTCATACAAATACTCCCTTCTAATTTGTGCGTAAATTGGCGGTATGTTCGCATTTAAATAAGCCATAATCAACCATTAATATCTCCCCAATTATTTGCTAATTCACAGTCTACTTTATTGGGGACTTCTAAAGTAACTGCATCCTGCATGATCTTAACAATCTTATTTGCTTGTTCTTGATCTTTTACAGAAATACAAAGTTCATCATGAATTTGTACGTGGGCTATTATACCATTTTTATATAAATCTAACATAGCTTTTTTTGTCATGTCCGCCGCACTTCCTTGAATAAGTTTATTAAGAGCTTTGTAAGTGTATGCTCTTCTAATCCCTGGTCCATGTTCCTGTAATGCATCTTCATGAGGCAATGCTTTATGCATACCGAATTGATTAGGCTCCCACAAATGAAATCTACACAATCGTCCCAAGAGAGTTCGAATTTGACCACGCTCTTGGGCACGATTGGAAGCACTATTCATTAACTGCTTAACGAAGGGAACTTTAGCG